CCCAGTCGTGTGAGCACTCTTTTTTAAGATTAAACCTCTCCTCTATAATCTGACCAACGGAAAACCACTCTTCTCTCTGGGCCTCTTCTTGTTGATACAAGTCGGCTTCTGACATGTTACTCATATAGCTTTAAACACCTCCTTCTGTGATTAGTTCTCTATTAACATCTGAAACAATAATAACACTGTTAATGGAGAGATGCAATATAAAAGATTGTGGATAACCTTTATAATATAAAAACTATTGTACCTATTAAGGTAATATGATATTATTTAATTAAGATTAGCTGGGGACCGCAATAATGCGGGGATGAACCCAACAGTGTCATGGCCGGGTTTACGTTCGATTACCTTTCCGTTAATCTCGCCACATGAGGGGTTCTGAATATTTTTCTCATAGGTATTTATATAAGAACCCGCTCCAGACCATCACAGGTCAATGTGGCTCATGCAAATAGAAGTAGGAAAAAAATATTGGTATTTTATGGGAGACAAGTCAAAGAAGGTGAAGGTTGTAAAAATTGTGCAGGATAATGAAGAAACGGTAGTTCACTATAGATTTTGGGATTATTGTTTCCCTGAGAAGAGGTATAGCGGTCCTGGAGAGTTTAAAGTGAGGGTAGATAGAGCAAAGAAGTCAATGAAGGCAGTTCAGGCTAAGAAGGAGAGCAGAAAACTTATACATTCAGTAAAGGCATGAAGATATTCCTAAGCGTGGTTAATAAGAATATCAATTAGAGATATATCGGCATGGGTGAACCAAAACAACATGAAGTGATACATTTTTTATATTGTGTTTTTACTGGCTTGGGTCTTCATAAGGGATACCGAGGGGATAAGTGGTTGAGGGATAGAATTAGAATATTCAAGCAATACACATTGCCATCCATAATGAACCAGACTAATAAGAATTTTATCTTATGGATAAGCTGGAGACCGGAAGACGTTAATAATCCCCTAGTAGAAGAACTGGCTAATACGCTAGAGGGGATGAGGGACCTACAAACTATTTTCACATATGGGGGCTGTTGTTTTTGGGATGACAAGTATGAGAATGACAATTTATTGGAGAGGCTAGAGAGGACACTCCCCACGATAGCAAAATATATGAACTACCTGCCTTATTCAGATAAGGTTTTAATGACTATTCAGCCTAGTGATGATATGTACATTGATACGGCGGTTGAGCAGGTGCAGGATGCATACTTTAAAAACCCCAAGAAGAAAGCTATCGGATGGAAGGATGGATACATAATGAATTATAATACTAGGGAGCTTGCTGAATACGTGACAGAGACAATCCCCCCATTTTTCACTGTTTGCTTCAAAAGAGAGGCATTTGTAGACCCCCTAAGACATTTTAAATGGACAGGACCATATATCAGCCACGAGGACATAGGTAAATTTATGGAGTATGAAGTGATTGATGGCAGGGGGTTCTGTGTGGGGACGCATGGAGCCAACATTTCTACCACATTTAATCATTGTTATCAGGGGAAGATGATAAAGGGTGACGAGAAAGAGAACTTGTTGTATGCTTTTAATATCTACGACTCTGATCCCATTGTTATCAGGAAGAGCTGGAGATATGTTCTGCGATTGATATTTAATAAAATTCCATATAATGAGAGAATTAGAACTATCTATAATTACTTACCAAATAATTTAAAACGATTATGAATCAAAAGTTAAAGAGAGAACACTTCCAGGGGAAGGTGAAGATGGCCCAAGAAAAGATTTGGGACACAGAGTTTGTTATCGCTAAGGCTAGGAATGAGCGAGAGAATTTTAGAATGGAGTATGACAGAATAAGAGAGAGGATAGAGCAGGCGGAGGAGAAGCGTGATTCTCTAAAGGAGGAGAAAGCCAAGAAGAAGCTGAATAAGTTACTTACCAGTCTAAAGCAGGATTACTCTCAACTGGAGGAAAGGATGAAGTCCCTGGACGTATGGATTGATGGCCCCATGATTGAGCCGGATGATCCCTCGCAGCAGGACAGGTCGCTAAGATTCGGGCTTGAATCATTAAGGTCCGTGCTTGAGATGACTAAGCAGTATATAAAAGATATATGACCCCGCATGAAACTAAATTGCAGTATGTTAAGATAGCATTGATGCTTGTTGGAATAGTTGTTGTATTATATTTAAGCACTAAGTAATGCGTTGTCTAATTACAGGAAGTGGAGGATTTGTAGGCGAAGCGACTAGAAATGAAGCTCCCAAGAATGCTTTGATATACCAGTATGATTTAATGGGAGGGGAAGATATTAGAGATTATGAGCAGTTGAGGAGAAAGGTATCTGTAATAAGTCAGGGTGGTAATAATAGGTTTGATGCTATTCTTCACTTGGCAGCCATCGCTAGATTTAGTGAGGCGGACGCAAACCCTATAAGAGCTTTTGAGACTAATGCATTGGGGACAATGAACGTGGTGAGAGTGTGTGAGGAGATGAAGATACCATTGGTCTATGCCTCAACTGGTTCAGTCTATATGCCAATCAGCAAAGAACCGCCCATTACCGAGGACTTTCCAATCACGGGCAATAGTGTCTACGGGTGCACTAAGGCTCTGGGAGAAGAATACGTGAAGAGAATGAGAACCCCGTGGATAATTCTTAGATATGCACACATTTATGACTCAATCGAAAGTAATAAAAAAAGAGGGCATGGTCTTGTCGGAGGTTTCATTGAAAGAATCCAAAGAGGGTTGGAGCCTACATTGTACGGTGGAAAGCAAAGCAATGATTTTACCTACATTACAGATGTCGCTCGATCTAATTGGCACGCTCTTAAAGCACCGTGGGACGCATGGAATAACGCTTACAATATCGGCACGGGCCAAGAACTCACCGCCGAAGAAGCGGGTAAAATAGTATGTGAGACCATGGATTATGATGGCAAGATAGATGTTAAGGAAGGTAGGACTGTAGACCCACAACGATTTGTATATGATGTAAGTAAAGCGAAGAAAATGTTAAATTGGGAGCCGCAGTATACGTTTGATCAGGGGATTAAAGAAATGTTCAAGCAGAGCACTAAGGAGATTTTTGAATAAAATAATCCAAATGATACGGAATAAACATGGAATATGAGTAATCCAAACCCATCACCAGAGAATAGATTTAAGGTAGGGGAGATACATAACCCTAAGGGCCGTCCTAAGGGGAAGACTATGAAAGAGTTTGCTCGTGAGTTTTTAATGATGAAGAGTGATGAAGCTAAGAAGAAATGGCTAAAAGGACTGGATTCAGGGCTAGTATGGCGCATGGCTGAAGGGAATCCGGAGAACAAGACGAATGTCACTATCAAGGGTAAACCGATAAGTGATTCACTGTTATCAGATGTTTCAAAAGACGACAGCATTACAAAAAATAAGAAACCTGACTAAGAGGATTAGGGCTATACCTGGCGGAACTTCGGCCGGAAAGACAATTGCTGTATTGATGGACTTGATAGACCAAGCCCAGACAGATGTCACTCCCACTCTTACTTCTATAGTTAGTGAGTCATTTCCCCATTTGAAGCGTGGGTCTATGCGTGATTTCTTAAACATCATGGAGGCGCATGAGTATTATGACGATAAGAGATGGAATCGTACCGATTTCTTGTACACGTTTGAGAGTGGCAGTAAGATTGAGTTTTTCTCAGCGGATCAGCCAGATAAAGTAAGAGGACCACGTAGGCAGAGATTGTTTATTAACGAGGTTAATAACGTGCCGTTTGTTACATTCGAGCAGTTAGAAGTTAGGACTAGTGAATTTATAATGTTAGATTGGAATCCTGTTGCGGAATTTTGGTATTATGACCAGATCAAAGATGTCAGAAAAGATTACGAAGAGCTGACTCTAACTTATAAAGACAATGAAGCCCTACCCCAATCAATCGTAGACTCCATTGAGTCACGCAGGCACCGCACAGGCTGGTGGAAGGTGTATGGGCTAGGGGAGTTAGGAGAGGTGGAGGGCAAGATTTATAAAAACTGGAGAGTGTTGGATGAAGATGAGATTCCAAGAGGGGCAAGGCTAGAGAGATATGGACTGGATTTTGGCTACACGAATGACCCCACGGCCCTGGTCGCTATCTATTATCTCAATGGAGAATATATTATTGATGAATTGTTATTCGTAAAAGAGATGGCTAATAAGCGTATAGCTGATTTCATACTGGACCAACCAGAGCCACAGGTTATCGTAGTGGCTGATAGCGCCGAGCCTAAGTCTATAGATGAGATTAAATCTTATGGAGTGAATATAGTAGCAGCCGAGAAAGGCAAGGATTCAGTATGTCAGGGGATACAGATGGTTCAGGACCAACGCATGGCCATGACTAAACGAAGCACGAATGTGATTAAGGAATATCGCAATTATCTATGGGAGACGGACAAGCAGGGCATTATACTTAATAAGCCGGAGCATGAGTTCAGCCATTCTGCCGATGCTGCTAGGTATGCCATGACTTCTATCCTCCGCAAACCAAAACGCATGACTGGAGCATCGCCTTTAAGCACGGGAGTATATATGAAACCATCAACGCCATCATTGTGGGACGATATTGTAGAAGGCAAGACAGGGGGGCCACAGGGTAGAAAATACGCACCAGCTAGTCCCTTGAAATGAGTTACGTCCAGACCAAATCAATAACTAGTGTTTACTTGAACCTCGAGGATGCTAGTCAGGGGCAGTTAGACCATGTGCGTGAGACCATCGAGGCTTTATTCCTGGGTGGAGTATTTAATGTCAGGAGAGGAACAGTCACTCTGCACTTTGATGCTGAAGGTACTTTAGCGGCTATAGATAAGAACGAACATGTGTGGATGAAGAAAGGAATGGGGGGAAATATTGCTAAATTGGTAGATAATGTTAAAGTAAGTGTGAAATAGCCTTAACTCTCGAACTAGAGCGGGTAACTAACCATTATCTGTTTTTTTATGCCAGAGTTAACAATACCAACGCCCACGGTAGATAAGAAAGTAGTTCAGAGAGTCAGCCAGAAAGACTCTGCCCGATTTTACCGTAGGCGTAGACATGGTGATTGGGACGATAATTACCAGCTTTATAGGAATGAAGTAAAGATAAACCGACTCACCCAACGTCAGGACGTGAATATCCCCCTGATGAAAGAGACGGTTAAAACCCTTTTGAGTAAGATTGACGCCCCGCCCACAGTAAATTGGAAAGACATGGGAGGAGATGAGAGTAAGGAGATGATATTCCAGGAGATGTGGAACGCAGACTATGACCGCCTTAACATGGAGGCTGTAGATATTCAGGACAAGAAAACTGTCATGCTCTATGGTAGAGCTTTTAAGAAACTAGATTGGGGAGAGGATGGACTGGAAATAAAAGCTCTGGATATTTATGATGTGTTAGTAGACCCACAGGTAGACCCTGTAGATATTGAAACAGCTCGATTCATTATTCACGAAAACATATTTAAGCCGTTGAGCGAGGTATTGGATGATGATAGATACACCGTAAGCGGGCGCAATAAGTTGAAGATATACATGAACTCCGAAGATGGAGTTATCATGCAGGATAGGGCTAGGGATGAGTATGAGCGTAAGACCCGCAGGTTGAGAGAGATAAATGACGGGGAGGCTGGTTTTGACTTCTTAACCGACATATCCGCTGGAGAAGTAATAGTTAACCTAACGGAACATATCTCTAAGGAGTGGAATGAGGCTAAGGATAAGTGGGAGAAGAGAGTTTCTGTTTATGTTAATGACTCGGTTGAATTGATGGATGAACCTCTAATGGATTTGCTGGGCGTGGACTTCTACCCATACGTGACTTGGGGGGATGACGTGGAGACTAACGACTTTTGGAGCGATGGACCTGCTGATTTGGTGCGAGTGCCTAACTCCGTAATCAATGTATGGTTCAGCCAGTTAGTGGAGAATAGAACCTTGACTAACTTTCAGATGCACTGGTTCGATGCTACTAGCGAGAACTACGAACCTCAAACATATCAACCAGGTGCGGGAAGAATGTTGCCAGCTCCGGGCAACCCTAAGGACACCATCATGCCTGTTCAGATTAACGGGCTGGATGAAACCATGACTTCTATCGACTTTATCATCAGGCTAGTGGAGAGAGGAACAGCGGCTACTAGCATAGATAAGGGTGTCAGTGAGAAGAAACAAATAACTCTGGGAGAGGTTGAAACCCTGGTTGGCAAGTCTATGGAGAGAACTGTGTCCATGGCTAAGTTTTATGATAGGTCATGGTATGAACTGGCAGTTAAATACTATGCGTTAGTTACAGCTAACGAGACTGGAATGAGAAATCTATATAAGAGGTCTAAAGATGGCGCCCTGTGGCCTCGTGAAGTGTCTCCTAAGGACTGGAAGAGTGAAGAGGGGTATATACCAGAGGTGAAAAGCAACTCTTTGCGAGAAGAGGAAGAGGCGCAAGAAATACAGAAGCTAATGTTTGTGCGGTCCCAGTTCCCCAACAACCCAGCTCTTAATCAGATTGCCCAAAGCAGGTCGCTGGAAATGCTTGACTTGACTCCCGAGGAGTTGCGGATGATAAAAGCTGACCAGGAGAGAGCTGATAAGGTAGCCGATCAGAATAGACAAGTAGCGGCCCAGCAGGGAGAGGGAGAGGAACCACAGGCTCAAACAGTTAATCAGAGTCTTAATGAGTTAAGCTCCTTACAAAATGTCAGATAAACTTAAAAAGGAAATAGATGATGCTATTCAACAAGAGAAACGTGATATAAGACTGGCTGATAGATTCAATCATAGAATAAGCAAAACCTTGGCTGGCCTATTGGAGACCCAGTTAGGCAAGATACTAGGCACTATAGTTGCGGAGATAAAAAACATAAAGATAGTGAACGAAGTTAATGTACCAGAGGTTAAGATGCCGGAGATGCCCCGCCCCAAAGTGGTAGTGAATGTAGATAAGCCTGACCCCATTGTTATTCCACCCATTAAGGTACCGGAGGCTAAAGTAATGGTTAAAATGCCAAAGATACCTGCCGCTAAAGTCAATATTGCTACCAAGGCTTTAACTAATGAGATGAGGGCCATCAAGAAAGCTGTTGAAGCCCAAGGGATGTTTGAGCCAGCTAGAGATATATTTGAAGATGTAAGTTTCTCTAAGCCTGTACCTGTCATTCAGGTAGATGCCAGTGGCAAACCTGTAAAGCAGATTATGAGTGGTGGAGGCGGTTCTAGGCCACAAGACTACGAGCGCAGTACCACTGGGGCGCATGGAGCAGTGAACGTGGCTACTACTGCTACACAGGTGGTACCGGAGATATTAGAGCGTAAAGCTATTACGGTCACTCAAGAGAGTGATGACCCTGTGTATTTTGGGTTTGATGATACGGTCACGACTGCCAATGGGTTCCCCGTGGTGGCTAATCAGGTATATGGGTTTGGTGATTACACTGGGAAAATATACGCAGTCATATCTAGTGGGGCAGCCAGCTCTACCATTTCTGTCCGTTATCACGATGTATAATGCCAGGTCCAATAATCACAACAGGTCCAAGTAAGACCGCTATAGGTAAAGTCGTAGTAGGCGGCACCACCGGCTCCGTACTATTCATAGACGCTAACGGCAAGCTGGGCGAAGACAACACCAATTTTCAGTGGGATGATACCAACAACCGACTGGGAATTGGCATAGCAACTCCGGCCACTGAACTGGACGTGGTTGGCGATATAACTTTGAAGCAGGGAAATAAGTTTTATTTAGATGGATAAGTTTGTATACTAAACATATGAATTATGAACCGCCGGTAATCAAGGCCAAGTGCAAGCAGATAAAGAATGAAGATGGCACGGTGGACGTGGTCTGCGAAGCTCCGCTTTTAGAATTAAAGGCGGCGCAGGATAAATATAATAAATTTATAAATAACAAAGAAAGGAACTAATACTATGGCGAGTGGTATCTATAATAGAATGAAGGCTAATTTGATGAATAAGGTTGTCGACTTGGAGGCAGACACAATTAACGTGGCATTGTATGACAATACCCATGTGTTTACGGCCACTGATACTGCCTATACCTCAACTAATGAACTGGCAACGGCTGGTGGGTATACGCAGACTGGGGCGGCATTAACAACTAAGGCTGTGACGGAAGCGGCCACCACCAAGTGGGATGCTGATGACACAGCGTGGACGAGCGCTACGTTCTCGGCCTATCACGCAGTTATTTATGACAGCACTTTAGCCGGAAATGACTTGATTGCTAATATCGACTTCGGTGGCGTGCAGACGGTATCATCGGGTACGTTTACTATTCAGTGGAATGCAAGCGGAATTATCACGCTAGCCTGATAAGTGGCTAAGTAAGGTTATAATTATGAGCACTTACACCGAAATATACGACTTAAAGACAGACAGCGTATTAAGAAACAAAATAGCGGTAGCGGCAGTTATCAAGGCCCAGAAGTTTATTGATGGGGCTACGCCTACTGCTGATGAACTTAACTGGGCTAATAACACGTTAAGAAGCCCAGTAGGTGAGGCTGATAAGCTGATAAACTATCTCTTGGCGGCTAACAACACATCTACAAAGACTACTATCATCGGAGCCACTGATTCATCCATTCAGACTAACGTAGACAAGGCCGTAGACGCTTTGGTTGGTGGTGGGGTAGTGTAATAAATACCTAGCTGTGCCTAATACCGTATTACTTAAACAGGGAACCGACATAATACTGGCGGATACCACCGACCACTCTCCGGCTGCCGCTAATAATCTAGGAACTAGAACTGACCAGATTGACTTAACTTCTTTAGCGGCTGGATTATATAGACAGAGTGCCAAGTTTGATTTAGGAGTTACCAGAGCTGATGTATGGGCAGTTACCGGAGCTTTTGAATTTTCAGTAGCCCCAACAGCGGGTAAAAATATAGAAGTGTGGATAGGATTTAGTAATTCAACTACGGCCGCTACCGGCAACCCTGGAAACTTGAGCGGTGCGGATGCGGCCTATAATGGTTATGGAGCGGCGGCCGCTGATGCCAATGAAGCTATAAATGATTTGGACTTTGTAGGCTCTATGCCGGTATCAAATGATATTGATACGCATATAGGTCACTTGGGTCTTTTCCTGCCTAAACAGAGGTGGGGAATCATAGTAGTTAAAAATAGTAGTGACCAAAATTTTATAGCTGATGCCGTGGAAATAAGTATCAGGCTAAGTCCAATAATTACCGAAGTACAGGCTACGACATAATGGATGGACGATTATACCAAAATAGACTGGAGTAACCCTCTTTCGAAACACCCTCTTAACGATGGACTGGTCGGTTGGTGGCTGGTAACCCCTCACAATAGGGGTTCTTTCACTTGGTATGACCTATCAGGGAATAATTATCATGGGGCATTAACCAACATGGCCCAAGATGATTGGGTAGGTAAAGTAAATAGGCATAAAGGTTGGGGGGCACTGGATTTTGATGGCACTAATGATTTTGTAGACGCTGGAAATATACCAGAACTGGAGTTTATCCCGAGGGTTACGTTCTCCGCGTGGATGAAAAGAAATGCCTCTGGTGATTATGTGAGTTTCGGCACTTATGACCCCGCTAACGCTGACATGTTATTTTTGACGCAGGATGCTGATGGGAATGTTTATTTTTGGATTGGAGATGGAAGTTTTAACGCTGGATATTTTACGTTAAATAATACTGTTTGGCAACATATAATTTTTACTTTTGATGGAGATGAATCTGTTGCGGCTGATAGAGTCAAGGGATATATAAATGGCGTTGAAACAACGATAACCAATTTCGGAACTCTGCCCACTTTAACACCGGTTATAGCTGATAATTTTTTAATTGGAAAAGAAAATACTCCCAATTTTACTAAAGGTTTTATAGATGATGTACGAGTTTACAAAAGATTATTATCACCTGTTGAAAGTCAAGATTTATATTTTCGTTCTTTAGTACATCAGAAAGGATTACTGCTATATAGACCTAATCGGAAGCTGTTTGTGCCGGTGGGGGCTGTAACCGTCACCCCCGCCACTTTAACTTTAGTTTCAGCTCTCTTGGCCCCAACGATAGTCGCAGACCAGAACCCCACTATCACGCCAGCCACGTTAGCCTTAACCTCAACCCTGCAGTCACCATCATTCTCCACTAATGACTCGTATTCTCCAGCTACTCTAGCCCTGGCCCTGACATTACAAGCTCCAACAATAAGCATTGATGACTCATATTCACCGGCTACTCTACCCCTGGCCTTGACTCTGCAGTCACCATCATTTTCTACTGATGACTCATATTCACCTGCCGCTCTAGCCTTGGCCTTAACTTTACAAGCCCCAACGATAGACACTTCAGGCAATGTCACTGTTACGCCCAGCACGCTGGCTTTGACCGCCAGTCTGCTCGCTCCCGTACCTGACGTGAC